CAAGATAGATCCGGCAACGTCTCCTACTATTCTGCCATCAGATAAGGACAGGGAGCTTGCTATGCGGCTTAGAGGGCCGTTAGGTGGGATCGCTTCCCTCGCCTAGCATTATGGGTAGGTCTAGATCTTCTGACGTGGCGACAATCATTGCGCCACTGACGTTCCAGTCGAAGTCGTATCCCATATGAAAGTCGCCATCGATATCGATCATTAGGTTGCGACTACAGAGCCGCAGGAGCGCGGCTTGTTGATGTAAGGTCATCCTACCAAACAGGTCGATAACCTCTTTAGAGTCTGCGACAGGGCGGTAGGATTGCGGAACCTGCACCGGCTTTCTCTTAAATAAATTTTTCAATGACCACTCCTGCCGAATACCTCGTCGTGCCTCTGCTCAATCATGAGCTGTAGCTGACTGATTAAGGTTCGACGCTCCCGGGCACAGATCTCTCGAAGCATCTCGTATGTATCTATGTCAATGGCCAGCGACTTTCTTCGTCGGTCTGGATGTGTTTGATCTTCGGTTTCCATGACGAACCTCTAATTGATATTGAGCAATTGTATAGGATTGTATATAATTTCACAAATGTATGAAATGAAAAATTACATGTTGTCAATGCAGTCGCATTGGATGGTGAACCAGCCGCTCTACAAGGCGGTTCAGGACACCGTCCCTGTGATTGCCGAGTTCCGCGCAAGGGATGGGAGGGAGAGCCTACAGAAGACTCCTGTGTCCCAGCTATGCAAGAAGGTCTTCCCCGAGATCTACAAGGTGCCGCTGTTTCGCCGGCAGTTCTGTAAGATGCTGGTCGAAGAGATCAAGCACATGGAGAAGGAGATACCCTTCGAGCCAAACGATGCCGAGGACGAGCTAAGGCAGATCCCAGAGATCGTGCTGCAAGAGCATGTGCCTGAGCTGTATCGCACGATGTGGTTCGTGGTTCAGAATGTCTTGAACCCGATATTCAATACGCTCTACCACCGGGACTGCCGGGACGTTTCTTCGATACAGATTGCGAACTACAACCCCAAAGATAAACAGGCCGGCGCTTGGCATCACGACGAGAGCGCCGACATCAGCGTGGTGGTTCCCCTCAACACCGATGAGTACAAGGGTGGTGGCACAGAGTTTCATCGCCACGGCATCCTGAATCCGCTGCCCAGTGGACACGCATTGATATTTCCTTCCTTCACCAACCTGCACCGTGGCCTAGCGGTAGAGAGCGGCGACCGATACTTATTGGTTTTCTGGCTGCACGATAAGAAGCGGCTTATCGAGAGATACAACAGTTTGGAATGACCTGCAAATAGTTACATTTATTTGCATAAAAGTGTGTACAACGACACGGGATTGTGCGATTATTCCTTTTGTCGGGGGCGCTTGCCCCCATAACCAAAAGGAAAACATGATGGCAAGACACACACACAGAGGAACCTGCCAAGTATGCGGTTCAGTGCAGGCGGTTAACAACAAGACTGGCATGATTGCTAAGCACGGCTACACCGTCGATTGGGGGATGTTTCAGGGCGAGTGCCCGGGATCGAATGAGCTTCCGATTGAGAAGAGCCATAAGCTAACAACTCAAATCATCAACTCCATTCAAGGCCAACTTGCTGGCATGAAGTTGCTCGACCTCAAACTCTTCCTCCTCAGCGACGAAGAGTTTCGAGCTGCTCGCAAAAACAACCTCCAGTATCAAGCAATGACCGATCACGTTGCCTCTCTTCGCAAGTTGATAGAGAAGCGTCAAGGCCAAAATCTTTATCCCGCACCTAAAGAAGAAAAGGTTGAGCGAATCCACGAAAGATTCACGGACATTCGCAAGGCGTATGCTAGGGCCGAAGAACTCAAGGTTGATGGCTGGAAGCCACGGGTCTCAGGATGGCACGGGGATGCAACATTAACAGCAACAAGGAAGGCGGCGTAAGCCGCCGCAAGGAGAAGATGATGGAACACCAAGAGCTTTTAGACATTGCAAACAAGATGAGCAATGACGATATCTGCGACCTGATCAACATGGTCGCGCCTCGGCTTGACGTTTATTTTGGGAGCCTGAACAGACACTGCCTTACTTCTGGCGTGACCTTTGCAGTAACGAACGGGACGGTCATTCAGGTCAACTGCGAGACGGCAGATCTCGAAGATCTTGCTGATTGTAAGTTTATCTCAAGCGCAATTAAGCCTTCGCATAAAGAATCTCGCAGGGCGCAGGTCTTGGCCGACTCAGCTCACCTACTGGCTGAGAAAATTAATAAAGCTAGGTTTGAGGGCAAGAATATCAGCGACAAGCAGACTGTAAAGCTTTGTGAAGTGCTGAGTGTTCTTACCGAATTGTTGGGAGAGGCGGCGTAAGCCGCCGGGAGGAGAACAGTGACAGTAAGATCAGACATAGATTACAGGGGTGGTTACATGTCTTCTGAGTTTGTTGAAGGCATGGCTCGCCGTTATTTCGGTGACGAAATTGTTGACGCTTTGCCGCGTTATGTTCGAGGCAAGCGCAAGGGTCATTTAAAAGGTCGTCTCGAATGGCAAAAGGTTCTAAAAGGGGGCTGGGTAAAGACTGGCCCTTACGACCACGACGGTATGCGAGCATCTGGTTACGTTGAGCGAAGGATTGGCAAGGTTATCAAGGTTGAGCTAAACCTTCCTGAGTGGGGCGCAGAGCCTACGCCAATCGCAATCTGGGATTGGGAGCACGATGTAGAACGTGATTCAGTGAAGATTAAAACTTACGAAACAGAAGCGGCTTAGGCCGCTTTTTTTTGTCTGCAATTTGACTTAGGATTAAGCTATGCAAAGAGAATCAAACATACCAACCATCCGAGTCTTAGCGATGATCGATAAGATTGTTGGCGAGGAAGACGACGATGTAAGAGCCTATGAGCTGAGCCGAATCCACGACTACCTTGCGATGAAGTTCAACAGGGAAACTGGCAGACTGGCAAGTGAAGAACTAAACAGGCTTTGACTTTTTCTTTTCCTTTGCCTTTCTCTCAGCATACTCAATAAGATTCTCGCCAAACTTTTTCTCGAACCACTCAGACCAAGTCACTCGTCGGTGTGGCGGATTGTTCGGCGTGGCTTCGTGCCTTTTCTTCCAGACGCTCCGAGCGGCGTAGTATTTAATATCTTCCGCCCACTTCGCTTCCCGTTCCCGTTCCTCTTTAGTTAAGGTCAGCAAGGCCAAACTCCTTGATGCCTTCTTGGTTGTATGGCAGGTAGAGGTCTTGCTCCCTGCACTTGATGCCAATGGCCATGGCTTGCTCATTCTGAGCGTCAGCATAGGCTATGGCTTCGTCCGATAACGTGTACACGCAATAGGGATAGGGCGCTGCCTTTTCCTGAGCCAAGAAATAGAACTTCTCTGTCGGCAGGCCAACTGCCCGACAACCAGCAAGATAGTACGCAGCCTGTTGATGGTATCGGAATGTGTTGATCGCACTCCTGAATCCACGGGGTGAAGCGTCTCGGCAGGTCTTGAGATCCCATATGTCTGTCCCAGTATGCCAGTCTAGCTTTCCCTTGCAGGGTTGGCCGTTCCACATCCAGCAGAGCGTTAGCTCGACCCGATGACTTGGCTCGGGTATGAAGTCAGAGACAACCTCCCGCCGCTCCATGCAGATGTCGTACATATCCTGCTTGCAGGGTGTCTTGTCACCAAGATCTTCGAGCCACTCGGCGTACTCTTGCTTGCCTGCCTTTGTGCGTCTATCGACTAACGGCTCGATCGCAAACTCATCGAAGAACTTGTGATGCTCTAAGAACACGGTGTGTTGCACCCGACCCTCAAGCAATGCCAGAGAGTTGTTGAACGTCCGGTTCTTCCAAGTGAACGGGCACTTAGCGATTGAGGTCAGGTCGTGAGATCTCCATGCAGGGATCGAGTCGTAGGTGGGGTAGTCGAGGTCTTCGTAGATACCTTCTTTGAATTCCATTGGGTTTCCTAATTAGTCCCGCCGAGGCGGCTCAGTGGACGGGAACACTGTTGGAGGGCCGTGATGGAACCCTTAGCCTAAACCGAATCCTAAAATCAATCCGATACCGAATGCTACCATCACAGCATATGGGGTAAAGATTGGGTGCTTTGCGTCAGTAATGATCTGTCGAATCCTCATAACTGCTCCAGTCGCTTGATCTCAGCGTCGATGTAAAAACGAATCTTCTTAGCATCACGCAGTTCACTGCTATGCGACGACTGACCGTATCGATAGGTTGCCCTAAAGATCTCACCGATCTGAGCGTTCATGTTCTTGTGTGAGATCAGGTCTTGCAGCTCTTTGGCTTTCTTTGGCAGCTCATAGTAGCTGGCGGTTGAGCCGTCAGAGACTGCGACAGACAGTGCCTTGGCAACTTTCTTCTGAGCCTCTCGCCATTCCTTCAGCTTGGCTGACGCAAGGCTCTTGCTTACGCCCAGCTCTTGCGCCAACACGTCTGGCTTAGTCTCTCCAAAATGACTCAGGTAGTCGATGACCAACTCGCTCTTGACCGATCTACGGCTTCGCTTAATCTTCTTCTTCATAGCAGTTTCCCTAAAACGGAATGTCGTCGTCGAAGTCGTCGTCCACTACCTGCTCTTCCTTCTCGGCTTTCTTCTTTGGAGCAGGCTCTGGAGCTGGGGCGGCTTCACCCTTTGCCATTGCGGCTCTTAGCTCGAAGCAAGGCTCTACCTTATCCTTTCCGGGTTCGTCGCACCCACCGATCTGCCACTGCATGAATCGTGGCAAGCCGTCGAACACGTCGCAAGCAATCTTACTGGCTTTGCCTGAGTTGCCGTTAAACTCATTGCAGTAATCCTCTAAGTCGAAGACAACCTGATCGTTTACCGTTGGCACTTTCTTTGCCCCACCATCGGCGCAGAAGACACCCTGAACCTTGGCGTTGCCGCCACTGGTCAAACCGACATCAACCTTGCACGTTGTACCCAAGATCTTGGTCAGGTCAAACGACCCCAGTTCTTCTTCGGTAAAGGATTTGTTGCGCCATGCCTGTAAATGCTGCCGCAGTTTTGCGCGTTCATTCAAACTTAACGTATACTCGCAACTGATCGACATGGGGCGATCGTCTGCCATACGAAGCTCGGGTAACTCCCAAAAAATAAAGACGATGTGCTTCTTGCTGACCTCGCCTTGGTACTCTTTCATGTTGGTTCCAGCATCCACCAACTTGTAGCAGATTGCGTTGTGTGTGCCAGTCGGGACTTGCTCGAAGTCTGATCCGCCGCCACCAGTTGCTATGATTCCCATCGTTTTTCCTTGTGTGTTTGCAAAATGTTGTACTATTATGCACATCTGGGAAAACGTGATCAAGGTGAATTTTACATGGGATTAAAAATAACTGACGGCAAAAGCAAAGACTTCAGCCGACCATTGAGTGGTGACCTGCGCGGTGAGTTCGAGTCTTTTCTTTTGTCGAATGGCATGACGGTAGAGTCAAAGAAGGGGTTAGTCATAGGCGGCGACATTGGTCGCGCTTATATGGACGTTGGTGGCAAGCAGAAGCTCGTCGGGTGGTATCAGGTGTGGCTGGATCAGGACGTACCCTTCGGTCGCTGTGGTGATCGCACGGTGAGCAACGATGAGCCGACCGCGACGTGGAAGCCTGACAACGCGGTGAACCACAAGATGACCGACGAGGAGCGCGAACAGATCAGGATGCTGTCCGAGCAGAAGGCCAAGGACTTAGAGGAAGATCAGAGGCAGGCCGCAAGGCTTGCCAAGGAGCGTTGGGACAGTTATCCCGAGGCGACAGAGGACAACCTATACCTTCAGCGCAAGGGCGTAGCGAACCATGGTCTCAGGCAGCGGGGCAATCGTCTGGTTCTGCCTATGCTAGATAAGAAGCTTGAGATCGTTGGGTTGCAGTACATCGACGGCGATGGCCAGAAGCTTTTTATGAAGCATAGCAAGAAGGCTGGTTCATTCTTCGTCATCGACCCGCAGCAGATGCGGACGGCGCACACCATTAATTATGTCGAGGGATATGCCACGGGTGCGAGTTACTACGCAGACCTTGGTCAGCCCGTGGTTATCTGTTTCGACGCATACAACCTATCCAAGGTCGCAGAGACAATCAGCGGATGGTTTCCCGAGGCGAAGCATGTCTTCATTGCCGACTGTGATGACACCAAGACGGGCGAGGTTGAGGCAGTTAAAGCCGCGCAGGTAGTGCGTCGTATCGGCGCTCAGGCCGAGGTGTTGATACCGCAGAGCAAGGGTGACTACAACGACCACGCGCTGGAGGGTGAGCTACTGCCCGACTTGAACAAGGTTAACGTGCCGGTCGAGTACCAGTGGAACACCAGCGAGAAGGGTCGGATGCTGAACACTAAGGACAATGTCCGAGGTGTGCTGACGGTCAATCAGATCAGCGTACATTACAACGTGATTAAGAAGGCCATGGAGATCAACATACCGCACAGCAACTTCATAGCCGATATGCGTGACGAGTCGAGCCTGATCGAGATCGAAGATCGCTGCATACAGATGGGTGTGCCGCACCAGAAGGTGAGGGATTACCTGAAGCTCTTGGCGAAGGAATACAACCCTGTTAAGGAATGGATCGAGAGTAGGCCATGGGACGGCACCAGCAGGATGCAGGAGTTCCTGAGCACGATCAAGAGCACCAACGAGCCGCTGAAAGAGATGCTCATGACCAAGTGGCTTATCGGTTGCGTGGCCGCAGCATTTGAACCAAACGGTGTATCCCTCGAAGGCATCTTGGTCTTCCAAGGCGCTCAGGGCTTAGGTAAGACCCTTTGGTTTAAGCGTTTGGCGGATTACGATAAGGGCTGGCTGCTAGAGGGTGCGACACTGAACCCAAACGACAAGGACAGTGTGAAGCAGGTTGTGAGCCATTGGATAGCAGAATTGGGAGAGCTGGGCAGCACGTTTAAGAGGGCGGATATCGACTCATTAAAGCAGTTCACGGGCAAGAAGGTGGACGAGCTGCGCCTACCCTATGACCGAGCCAGCACCACGTACCAGAGGCGTACCGCATTCTATGGCAGCGTCAACGAGCGCGAGTTTTTGATTGATACCACAGGTAACAGGCGGTTCTGGGTCGTCGCCGTGACCGATATCAATGCAAACCATGGGATCGACATGCAGCAGTTGTGGGCAGAGATCAGGGAGACGTTGTACCAGAGGGAGAGCTGGTATCTCAACGCAGAGGAGCGAGAGTTGCTCCAGAGCAGCAACGAGACCTACCGCACCCAGAGCACCGTCGAAGATCTCATCCTCGAACACGTACACTTCCAGAGCCAGAACACCAAGCCAGTGCAGATGACAAAGCTGCTACGAGACCTCGGAATAGGTCAGCCAAGGATGCCGGATATCAAGGATGCGAGCAGGGTACTAGCGCAGTTTGGGCTTGAACCTCGCAAAAGTAATGGCAAAAAAGTGTACGACTTGGACTACACAAAGGTGGAAATCGGTAGCGCGGATCGATTTAGTGATAGCTGGGGGAAGGATTTCTAAGGGTATGTCAATTGATACCCTATTTGAAAGTGTTATAAGTGCTTGATATGTTTAATGTTCTTAACAGGGTAGGGTAGGGTACCTTAAATAAAATATAAATATATATATACAGTAATGGGTATGGACAGTGGGAAGTGCTCATAGAGGTTTTAAAAAAGTTTTGATGCGCTGTACCCTGCCCCCTGTACCCTAATGAAGGAGAAGGCGGATGGAAAGGTTCGTGTATGATCGGGAATCGGATGAGGAAAACAACTTCAGGCGATGGAGGTTGATGAACTCAGACGAGCGGGACAGCGTCAGGCAAGCGCCTCTTTCAGAGGAAGAGGCGCGGGTAGTGTTCAATGAATTAAGGAGCAGCGGATGGCTGACGACAAGCCCAGACGAGGAAGGCCAAGGAAAGAGCGCAAGCAGTTAGTCGAGACCCCCAAGACATTCTTGGCTGACGACGAGGCAGGGATCACTGACATGCAGACAGCGTTCGTCTGGCATTACACCGAGGGCGCGTGTGGGCAGACAGAAGCGGCGCGAAGGGCTGGGTTCTCATTCCCAGCAAGCGCCGCGACCAAGATGCTCAACGGCAAGGACTTCCCGAAGGTCACGCGAGCGGTTCGCATCAAGCAGGATGAGTTGCGAGAGAAGTACGCGATCACACCGCAGAAGACGGGGGCGATGCTGTGGAACATTGCGGAGACGGCTTTCGAGACGGGAGCGTACAACGCAGCGGTAAGCGCAGTGAAGGAGTTGAACCAGCTTGCAGGGCTGACGATCCACCGCAGCCAGAACCTAAACATCAACGCAGACTTGCAGAAGATGAACAAGGAAGACATCAAGCAGCGGCTGAATGAACTGCTGGGTGTAGAGGCGGAGTTCAACGACAAAGACCATTAACCTTGTCGGCTTCGCGCATTCCGAAAAAGAACCTCGTCTTGGCCCCGCCTCCCGCCCGACCCCTCAAAATTCTACAAAAATGCTGATTTTGCCCTTTTTTCGGGGAATTCCCTGCAAAAACAATGACTTACGCAGGACGCAGAGGTTGTTCTGGTTGCGCCAAGACTGCGCGGCTCTGAGCAGGGGCGATACGGCCTGCGTCATGACCGCGTCCTGCATGGTTTATGCGCCCTCAGAGCGCCCTCAGAGGCCTCTCAGGCGATCTCGGGCGCGAGCAAAGGAACCCTATGGGGTCGGAAAAAGGGGCCGAAATCGCGTTAGATTGCGACCCCTACACCCCCTTTTTGGCGGTCGCCTGTGGCGCGATGGCTTTAGCAAGGTTTTACTCACCCAGCCACCAAAATTCTGTAAGGGATATTGTTTGCTTAGAAAGGAACCCTGCCCTTCAGTTTTTTGCTAAGGGGAGCAAAAGCTGATGACGGCTGAGCAGGGTTTTTTCTTGGAAGGACGGTAAAGGTAACCCTTATAAAATTTTATTTCTATTTTTTTTTCGCATAAACTGTCCCGATGGCGGATTCAAGAAACAAGGGGGCATCATTCGAGCGCGATTGCGTAAAGCGCATCAATGCGTTTGCCGAAGAGCATGCCCTTGGCTTTACCTGCAAGCGTAATCTTGATCAATACCAAACCGCCGACCTGTGTGACATCCAGATCCCGGGCCACGCGCTTGAGTGTAAGGCTTACAAGTCTGGCTGGTGGTACGCAACCGCGTGGTGGGATCAGGTCTGCGCGGCCTGTGGTGATAATGTTCCGATTCTGATATACAAGTTTAATAACAAGGCGATCAGGGTATGCCTGCCGCTGTATGCGATTAACGAAAATTTGCCGCGAGATAACTCTCGTACAGCGGTTATCACCCTCGACGAGTGGTTCGTGCTGTTGAAAGAGTATTTTGATGCCCAGCAAGAGGCCGCGTAATGCCGAGATTTGATGATATCGACATCTTTGGGTACAACTTGGGTGGCTCGGTCGGTCAGATGATGGGGAGAACCCCTGACCCTGAGCTGCCCGAGTTGACCAGTGCCCAGATGGCCAACATTGGGGCCGCATTTGCTGACCCCTTTGGCCTAATTGACATTACCGGCGAGATGCCTGAGTTCCCTGCGGGTAATGTTTCGATCTCTGGCATGGTCATGGAAGGCCCGAGGTCGCCTAGCCTTGTTGAAAATTTGCGCGAGGGTAACTACGGGTCAGCGGTTCTTCAGGGAATTGGCGTGGTGCCCGTTGTTGGTGGTGTTATGAGAGCTGCCCGTGGCTTGGGTAAGGCTGCTGATCGTCTTGAGAGAGCTAAGAAGGCTGGTTTCGACACCGATACGGTGTATTACCATGCCACGGATAAAGATTTTTTAGAATTTGAGCCATCAACCAAAGGCAAGCTTGGGCCGGGAATCTATGCATCTCCAGACCCGCAATATGCTCAACGCTACATTCGCGCCAGTAATCGAGGCATTGAGCCGGGTACTGGAACCCCAGACTTTGTTCCAGACGCTAGGGTATTACCTATATTTATTAGGGGCAAGATTGGCGACATTAATGATTACGAAAAGGCCTCAGAGAAGGCAAAGAAGTCTTTAAGCAAGAAATTTCAAGAATTGGATGACTCTATTGACCCTGAAGGCTTAAAAGATCCTGATAGCAGAAGCAGGTTTAGGGATGTTTATCGACAAAAGCTTTCGATGCAGAAACAAAAGGCCCAAGAGATATTGGCCAAGGACGGGTTCTCAGGCTTCAAGGTTGGTGATGAGCTTGTCGTCTTCAATCCAAAGGATGTTCGCTCTGTAAATGCCGTTTTTGAAGATCCAAAATCCGCCGAGCTGCTCAAAGCCAACGGCGGCGAGATACGCAAGTTTGCTGGCGGTGGCATCATCAATCTGATCGCCAAGGGTGCATTTGATCCTCGGTTTGACCCACGGGTTAAGGAGCAGGATATGCTCCGCAACCTTGAGGCTGAGATTGTAGAGAGGGCTGACACTCAGCCCATGCCCGGCCTTTCGTTATCTGAGCTTGAGGGTGAAGATTTTGTCACCTCGATGACTGATAGAACCCGCGCTGGTGCTGACGTTAGGAGCATCAATAGAATTGAGTTGATTGACCCGATATATCTACCGGGCGGTCAGGGTTTTATGTTCAACAATCCCAGCGCGGTTTGGGCTTCTGCTGAGATGCCATCGCGTCAGATCTTGGAGATGGCCAGAGACCTGAAGTCTAAGTCTGGAAAAGACCCCTTGTATATCCCATGGCGCATGGCACCTTCTGGTGGTGATTTTGCCACCACCACGGGTGAGTTAATGCTTGGTTACGCCGCAGCCAATATGACCAAGGCCACCAAAAAGGCTTTGGATAAGGCGATCAGGGCGTATAGAACCAAAGGCAGCATGGTTAAGGGTAAGCGCGTTGGCGCTGGCAGAAAGATTGAGGGCTGGAAGGGTATTGATGACCCCAGCGCCGTTCAGGCTTGGCGAAACGCGCCAGACTCTGTGCGAAAAGAACTCATGAACATGATGGACGTAGAGTTCCGCAACAAAGGCGGTTTATCCATAGGCGCGGCACGTTTAATCAACGCTGATCCTACGCAGCTCGTTGGTCGTGATGCTGGCATTCAGAACGTGGGCCGTATTTTTGCTGATATCGACATATTTGAGTCCGATCACCCGTCTTATCCCTTTGCGGTGCCGGGAGCTGGCGTAGGTGTACTCAGGAAGGCTGATGAGGCAACGGTTTTCGACCTATTACCAGAGGCTAGATTCGGCGCGTCTCAGAAGAAAGTAAAAGATCCTGCGAACCCAACGGCCCAAGAAGTACGTGCGCTTCAGATGAAGCCTTATGGCGGCACAATTACTGAGAAAATACTTCGCCGCATGGAAGCTCGCGGTGTCGATATCAACTCTATCGCAGGGCTTTCTGGTGGTGCCCTGACTTTCACCCTTTTGTCGGCTGGCTTAGTGACTCCGCAGGAGGCTGAGGCTGGAGTGATCAAGGAATTTGCCGAGCGAATGATGAAAGCTGATCAGATGGGCCTTTCTACCGATCAGATCCTGTATCACGGCTCTACTTTTGATATCGAAAAGTTTGTGCCCAGCCCTAATACAGACAACGATTTTGGTCAAGGCACCTACTTGACCATTTCGCCTAGCGATGCTTCTAGAAACTACGCAGGCGAAGGGCCAGATCTAACCAATCGCATCAACCTGCTTTCTGAGCAAATACAAGACAGCTTGGAAAGTGGCTGGGATCTAAACCCAGAATTTTGGGGCAAGATAAACGACCCAGAAGTGTTTGCCAAAGTTGAAAAGCTGGTTGATGAGTTTCAGGAAAATCGTGACAGCGCGGTGCTTGAAAAGGCCGCTAACCTCGCCGCCAAAACCATTCTTAAAGGTGACAATGAAGGCGTGGTCTACCCTGTTTTTGTGAACAACAACGACTTTGCGGTCATCGGTGGTAAGAACAAGACGGTTATCGATATCGATCGGGAACAGTATTACGACTCGGCTAGAGAGGAATTAGACCGATCTGATTTTGATAGCGATGATGATTTTGAGGACGCTGTATTCCAATACGCTTATGAGCTTGAAAATAATGATTACGAAAGCCCGATTGCAAGTCTTGCAGATACGCTCAAGTATGCTGGCGCAAGCGATGAAGCGGTTGCCGAGGCAATAGGTTGGGTTTCGGACGCAGGCGAAATAGATTTAACTGAAATCAATGACATCATCCGCAGGTCTTACAGTGAAGATTTTGACACTGGCGAAATGCTTAACAACGGCCAGATCATGCAGAATGTTCTGACCGATCTTGGTTACAAGGGCGTTGTAGACAATACAACTGGCACTAAATTCGCCAACATGGGTTCAGGGGGCATGCACACGATCGTGTTCCCGGGTAACGAGAACCTAATCCGCTCGATCAATGCTAAGTTCGATCCAGAAAACGCTGACTCACCGAACATACTGGCCAGTGCCCCGCCAATCTTGGCCCCCGTTGCTGGCGCTACTTTTTTGGCCACCGCATTGTCATCTCAAGAAGCCGAAGCTGGCGGGTTAGGTAGCCTGCATTCCTCGATGAAGAAGGCTAGGGCCGAAAGCGTCAAGCAAGCAAAAGAACAGGGTTATGATTTAGACAACGTCATGTACCACGCGAGCAAGCAAGATATCGATGAGTTTGTGCCGGGCTTCTCTGACGGGTTAGTTTTTTTGACTCCCGATAAGGAGTTTGCAAACAACTGGCTTGGCAAGGGCAAGTTCCAAGAAAGGCAGGGTGGAACGGGTGCCATTGAAGGTGTGAGGGCTGAGAAAAAACGCTTCATGGAAGAACAAAATGAAATAATGAAGTCGATGCCAGAAGACCAGCGG